GACAAACGGTGTGAAGATGGTATTGAAGCCTTGAGGCAATATCAGCGAGAATACGACGAGGACAAAAAGGCGTTTCGGCATACACCTCGTCACGATTGGACGAGTCACCCTGCCGATGCCTTTCGGATGTTAGCGATTGCGTGGCGACAAGAGCCGACGAATGTCACCGCGCTGGAACCAAAGGCGTTGATCGTCGGGCCGCAAAATCAGGTCACCCTTAACGATATGTGGACGGCGCATGAGCGTTCGCCACGGAGAGCGAGAATATGAGCGGAGTTAATAACCCATACCGATACTCCTACGTGGTGGTCGGTGGTTCAGCGACTAGCACGTTCGGCAAGACTGCCGATTACGTTCACCACGCCGTAGTGGCGGTCACGACTGCGGTGTCGGCAAATGCCAGCCTTGCGGTTGGTGGCGTCACGATTGCCGCCCTCCCGGCTGATACGCCGAAGGGCATCTATACCATCCCGCTGAACATTGCGACCACGGGCAGCGTCACGGCGACGACCCTCGGCAACGCCACGATCACCGTGGTCGGCCTGTTCACGCCGTAATGGACGGCAGACGCAAAGCCGGTTTGTACGCCAACATCCTCGCTAAACGCGAGCGCATTGCTGCCGGTAGCGGTGAGCGTATGCGTAAGCCGGGTGAGAAGGGCGCACCGACCGCAAAGGCATTTCGTGAGTCAGCCAAGACTGTGAAGCCCGAAAACAAATGAGCGCGGCGTGGCAGCGGAGTGAGGGGAAGAACCCAAAGGGCGGTCTAAACGCCAAGGGTCGTGCTTCCTACAAGGCCGAGACAGGCGGGACGCTGAAGCCTCCCGTGAAGTCAGGCGACAATCCGCGCCGCGCATCGTTCCTCGCCCGCATGGGCAATATGGCAGGGCCGATGGAAAAGAACGGTGAGCCAACCCGCCTCGCCCTCGCGCTACGAGCGTGGGGTGCGTCCAGCAAAGAGGACGCAAAGGCCAAGGCGAAGGCAATTAGCGCAAGGAATAAAGCGTAATGGAACAGCCGGTCAGTTCAGAGTTAGACAGGTATCTGCGCCTTATCGGCCAGTACGACAACGAGTTTGCCAAGTGGCAAGCGCGTACCAAGAAACTCATCAAGCGTTACCGCGACGATACCCGCGGGCAGTCGGGCAATGAGACGGCGAAGTTCAACATCCTTTGGAGCAACGTCCAAACGCTGATCCCCGCTGTCTACGCGAAACTTCCGAAGGCCGACGTATCCCGCCGCTTTGGTGACAACGACCAAGTAGGCCGTGTTGCCGCAAGCCTCATTGAGCGGGCGTTGGACTTTGAGATTGAGCATTACCCAGACTTCCGCGCCACGATGAAATACTGCGTAGAGGATCGGTTCCTCGGCGGTCGCGGTGTGGCATGGGTGCGATACGAGCCGCACGTTAGCCCAATTGGCATTGAGGACGATGGCGTACAGGTCACCGAGGACATTGAGCGCGGTGAGGGTGCGCCACCCGATTTAGAAGAAATTGACTACGAGTGCGCCCCGGTGGATTACGTCCATTGGAAGGACTTTGGACACTCACAGGCCCGAACGTGGGAAGAAGTCGGACAGGTGTGGCGCTGGGTGTACATGACCCGCGAAGCCCTCGCCGAACGCTTTGGCGATGAAATGGCCCGTCGTATCCCGATGGATCAGGGGCCAGATCAGTTAAACGCCTACCGTGACAGCAAGCGTCAGCAGAACCTCGCCAAGATATGCGAGTTATGGGATAAAGAGACGCTGAAGGTCTACTGGTTCGTCAAGGGTATGCCACAGGTCATTGATGTACGCGATGACCCGCTCGGCCTTGAGGGATTCTTCCCCTGCCCGAAACCGCTATATGCGACCACGACCTCGGACAACCTTGTGCCGGTTCCCGACTTCGTGCTGTACCAAGATCAGGCGATGGAGTTGGACATTCTGTCCGACCGCATTGATGGCTTGGTCAAGGCGTTGCGCGTGCGTGGCGTGTATGACGCATCGCAGCCCGCCCTCCAGCGTTTGATGACCGAGGGCGACAACAACGCCCTAATCCCGGTGGACAAGTGGCAAGCCTTTAGCGAGAAGGGTGGACTTAAGGGCAGCATTGACTTGCTCCCGCTAGACACGCTCGCCCAATGTCTCCTGCAATGCTATCAAGCCCGCGCTGACATCAAGGGCCAGATATACGAGATCACCGGCATTGCCGACATCATCCGTGGTCAGTCGGCTGCGAGTGAGACGGCAACAGCACAGCAGATCAAAGGCCAGTACGCAGGGCTACGCCTCCGCTCCATGCAAGAGGATGTGGCGCTATTCGCCACAGAGGTCATTCGGCTCAAGGCGCAGATCATGTGCCTCAAGTACCAGCCCAAGACCATTCTGGAGTACGCCGCTGCCAACCAGATGAGCGAACAGGATCAGCAGTTGATCCCGCAAGCCCTCCAGTTGTTGCAGAACAAGCCGCTGCGTAACTTCCGCATTGACATCGCTGCCGACAGCCTTGTGCAGATTGACGAGATGCAGAACAAGCGCGACCGGCTGGAGTTTATCCAAGCGTTCGGCGGCTTCTTGCAGCAAGCCCTACCCGTGGGGCAGAACGCCCCCGAGATGGTGCCGGTCATGGTTGACCTCCTCAAGTTCGGCGTACAGGCGTTCAAGACGGCCCGCCCGCTTGAGGGCGCATTGGATCAAGCGTTGGAGCAAATGAAACAGTCTGCCGCACAGCCGAAGGGCAACCCAGAGGCCGAGGCAATGCAAGCACAGGCGCAAGCCGAAATGCAGAAAACGCAGATGACGATGCAAGCCGACGCTGCCAAGACGCAAGCGCAGATGCAGTTGGAACAGGCCAAGATGCAGCAGGAAGTTGCGTTGGAGCAACAGAAGCAGCAGTTTGAGGCCCAACTCAAGGCGCAGGAACTTCAGCAGAAGGAGCAGATGGAACGGTTCAAGGCCGAACTGGACGCTGCGACGAAGGTTATGGTGGCGCGTATTCAAGCCAATCCGGGTTTAGACATCCCGATGCTAGAAGCGCAGCAACAGGTCACCGAGCGCGTGGTGCAGGACATGGGCGCAGAGGTCAAAGCCGCAATGGATCGCCTCGCCGCACTCTACGAAAACATGGCCTCCGCGCAGACCGAAGGTATGTCGGGCATCCGTACCGCCCTTGCCTCGCTGACCGGCCCGAAACGCATCGTCCGTGGCCCCGATGGGCGTGCGGTCGGCGTAGAGACGGTGCAGCAGACCGTAGAGATGGCACCGCAGATGAGGCCGCAGTAATGGCGACGATCTCAACGACCCGTGGCGAAATGGACGAGGCTGACCTTGTAAAGAAGGAAGGCGCGATAGAGAACGACCACGAATTTACGAAGTGGGTTGAATACTGGTTTGAGAATGAACTTGTCCACAGGTCGGTTCATGTTCACTTAAAGCAAGCCCCCGCGCTATTCCCCGAATTGGAGAAGTTTTAATGGCTAACACACAGGCAATGGCGACATCGTTCAAAGTGGAAATCCTTGGCGGTGTACACGCAATCGGTACGCCCCCGACTCGGGCAAATACGAACAAGGACACGTTTAAGGCTGCCCTTTATCTTGCGACAGGCTCGCTTGGCGCGGGTACGACGGTCTACAGCGTCACCGACGAGGTGAACGGCGCAGGGTATACGGCGGGCGGTATCACCGTTACTAACGCCACCTCGCCTACCTCTACGGGAACAACGGCGTATTGGACACCCTCGGCCTCGCTGACGTACTCCAACGTCACGCTGACCACCGCCTTTGATGCCGTCCTCATTTACAACAGCACGCAGGGAGACAAGGCCGTTGCCGTGTATACGTTTGGCAGTCAGACCGTCACAAGCGGTAACTTCATTCTGACCATGCCGACGAACGACGCGACCACCGCCCTTCTTCGTATCGCGTGATGAACCGTGGCGAAAGGCCCGTGGGACACAGGTACTTGGGATGACGCGCAATGGGACAGTCTCCCGGTCACCAGCAATGTCGGGACTGGCGGCGTTGGTAACCTTGGCGTATCCCGATCCGATGCCCTCGTCGGAGAAGCCGCTACAGGCGAAACCGGCACGCTCACCGCGCAAGCGTCCTTCGCCATCAGCGGCGAAAGTGCGACAGGAGCAACGGGTAACGTCGGAGCAAGCGTTACGGCGGGCCTTACGGGTGTCACCGCTACCGGACAAGTTGGAGACGAAGCAGATGAAATTACAGTCGCTTTATCAGGCTTGGGCGCGAGTGGCGCATTGGGCCAAGTCCAATCTACGCCATCCCTCGGGCTTACCGGCGTGGAAGCGACGGTATCAGTTGGAAATGTCACCGCCGTCGTCCAGCCCGTCATCATCGTCGGTACGGACTCGCACGAAGGCGACAAAAAGCGCACTAAAAAGTGGAAAGACGAGCAAGAAGCGCGGGAAAGACGCAAGCGCGAACTGATAGAGGTATACGAAGAGTTAGTAGAAGGCAGACCAACGGTTGCAGCGGCACTTGTTAAGCCCTATGTAGAGGCCAAGGCACGCCGAACTGCTGAACCGACGATAGATTGGAACCGATTACTGACCGATTTGGAGCGAGTGGAAGCGATTTACCGCGAACACCGCGAAATGGATGACGAGGACGTATTGTTACTGCTATGAAACGAACATGGGTTTACGTTGACGGCGAGATGGTAGAGCGCAAGCGCGATGACAAGGGGCGCTATCACTACCTATTGCCTGAATTTAAGCCGTACAAGTCCATGATTGACGGTCGGATGATTACGTCCCGCGAACAACACCGTCGCCACCTCAAAGCGAACAACTGCATTGAGGTCGGCAACGAAGACCCGCTTAAGCATGGCCCCAAACAGGGCAAAAAGAACGAGCGGGTAGAGGTGCTGCGGCACCAGTTAGCGAATATGACTCACGCCGAGGCCACAAAGATCATGGCTCGTCTGCGCGATGACCTACGGTTCACTCACAATCCCCACAGGAACAGGTGACTTTTATGGATCAGACCGAAACCACACCGGAAACCCCGGAAGTTGAGGCCGCAGACCGCAAGGAACTGTTGGCGCAGCAATTTGAGGCCGCAGAACGCGGTGACGATGTAGCCCCGTTAGGCCGTGACGATAAGGGCCGCTTTGCCGCGAAGTCGCAACCCGCGCCAGAACCGCAGGAACCCGCCGAAGAACCCGTTTGGAGCAAGCCGCCCGCGTCGTGGAAGAAGGATTACCACGATGTATGGATGACGGCTGACCCCAAGATGCGGGAATACGCATGGCAGCGCGAAGAACAGATGCGAAAGGGCGTAGAACCGCTACTTTCCAAGGCGCAGTTTGCCGATGCGATGAATCAGGCGCTTGAGCCGTACCTTCCGACCATTCAGGGGCTTGGCCTTAAGCCCGAACAGGCTGTCGCAGCGTTGGCACAGGCCGATTACACGCTACGCACCGCCCCGCCCGACCAGCGTTATCAATATCTCGTCAACCTTGCCGCGCAGTACGGCATCAACCTGAACGCGACGGGCCAGACTGGTCAGCAGCCGCAGACCACGGTTGATCCGCTCGTATGGCAGTTGCAGAACGAACTGAACAACGTCCGTGGCGAGGTCATGGGCTGGAAACAGCAGCAGGAAATGGTAGAGAATCAAACTTTGTTATCTGAAATCAATTCCTTTGCTGAAAAAGCGGACTATTTTGAGGAAGCGCGTCCAAAAATGATTAGCCTACTCCAAACAGGAGAAGCGCAAACATTAGAAGATGCGTATGATCAAGCGATATGGAGTAATAAAGAACTGCGACAAAAAATGCTTGAATCCCAACAGGCTAGTCAAGCAGCAAAAGTAGTTGCAGAAAAAAACCGGGCAGCGAAAGCCGCCCGAGCAGCAGCGGTCAGCGTCAGAGGTTCTACACCCGGAACCAACACGGCTCCCAAAGCACATAGTCGCCGCGCCATGCTGGAGGAAGCATTTGATGAATCCAGTTCGCGGTTGTAATTAACCTC